GCTCGGTTGATAAGAAATCTGTAGCGAGCGCACCAATGTTGATAGCGCTGAAATCGATCTGCTCGGCGAATGGGGTGGCGTCTGCGTCTTTGCGAGCGACATAGTAAGCGAGGTTTGTGGCGGCGGCGGTTGTGTTGGTCGGCGCGTCCACTTTTTTGCTTTTTAGGCCGTAGGTGCTAACGCTCGGACCGTATTTGGCAGAGACTTGCAGCTCACCCGGGCCTCGGAAAATGACAGCTTCGTTGTAAACATAATCTGTGCCGGGGTTGGTGGTGATGCCGTCGTATTTGACGCTGTTGGCGTCGCCTTGGTCTGAGAACAAAAGCTGTGTTGGGCGACTGAACTTGTTGGCCAATGGCACGAGAGTTGCAACGCCAGTGCGGCTAACATAGAAACGGCCACCAATGACGTTGGCGCACTGCTCGAGCAAATCCATGCCCGCAAGACCAAGAGTGGTGGGCAGCATCTGCACGGTACCAGTCAAGCTTCGTGCGCCCGCCGACCAACCCAAAAGGTCCAAAATGCGACCAGCACGAGCCGCTGCAGTTTCTTGATATTGAGAAGTAGCAAGCGCCGGCACCATTGTTTTGCCAAAAGTCGCCATGCCGTCCACGAAAGTCAAAGAGACTGTCGGATAAATGCCTTGGTCAACAGCGTTGTCCTCGAGGTAGCCTGTGTACAGCACAATGCCGTTGCCGGAGATCTGGACTTGCATGCCAGCAGTCAAAACGCCATACCACGGCGAGCTTGTGTTGCTCGGGTCAAATGCTCCGGACTGATTGTTCAGAATAACATAGGCAGTGCCCGACTCCAAAAAGAGATTTTGTTGCTCGCGACCGCGACGAATAGACACAGACAAGATGAGATCAGCACTGACGGCAGTAAAACTGCCGCTGATGCCAAAGCTGACGCCAAGTGTTGGGATTCCAGATACCATTAGATAGGCACAAACCCAGCACCACCGGTGCGGCGGCGGTAGTAGTTTTCAAGACCGTTGTTGATAGCCGTGATGAGATCCCCCTGTGTTATGACCGAACCCGCGACATTGACGGTGACGTTGCCGCCGTTCATGTTGGTTGTTTTTGCGATGTTGCCGTGACCGGCAGACGCGAGAAGTGAGATAGATGGCGCCGATAGACCGAGTTTGGCTTGCTTGACTTGGTTCTTGCGAATCGCTTCAAGGGTAACTGAGCTTTGTGCGCCAAGGTCCTTGCTGGAGAGCTTGAACTTGTTGCGGAGTTGTAGCAACATCTCCTGCACTTTTGCTTCTTCTTTTTCTTTTTCTGTGAGCTTGCCAGTCGCGCCAGTAAGTCCCTCGATGCCCTTGGTGTAGCTGTCAATGGTTGCCTTGACGCCTTTGGTGTTGAGCTTGAAATCAGAAAGACCGTCTGTGGCTTTGTCGGATTCGTTGTTGAACTTCTTCATCGCGATGCCCATGCCAGTCAATGCGACTGCGAATGCGGCGGCGCCAGCGGCGGCAGAAACGCCACCTGTGGCAAGAGCCGTTGCAGCGGCAGAGGCGAGTGACACTGTGCGCAGCGCCTTCATCACTGTGATGATGGCTTGAATGCCCTTGACAAAGCCAGCAACAGCAGCGGCAACTTTAGCGCCGAATAGAGCTGCGATGATGACTGCGCCTAGCGATGTAAAGACTTTGATGTTGCGAGCGACAAAGGAAAAAACGTCGTACATCATTTTGGCAAATGCGATGCCATATCCGATGCTGGTCTTGAATGCGCCGGCGATTTTGTCACCGTTTTCGTCCACAAACTTCTGTACAGCGGGGATTGCCTTCTGAATAATGAGATCGGCGAATGCTTGCACCATTGGCAGCAACTTGTAACCGAGTGTCTCTGATGCCTCACCAAATGCAAGGCGAATGCGCTCCATTTGACCGGCGAAGGTGTTGGCGGCGGCAGCGGCAGCGCCTTTGGTCTCTTTGGAGATCTCTCTAAGCGCACCGGCAAAGTCTTTGGATTTGACCGTTGCAGCTGAGATCTGCGGAAATAGTTTTTTGAGTGCGCCGATGTTGCCACCGTAGGCCTTGGCCAAAAGTGACGCGGCGGTCTCGAGGTCGATGCCTTTGGCAGCCGAAATATCGAGTGCCACGCCAAGCAAGCCTTGAGCTTTAGAAATGTCGCCTGTGACTGCTGCGAGTTTGCCAAGCGCTGGACGAAGCTTGTCGTCTGCAACGCCAAGAGTGAGCTGTAGTTTGCTGATGTACTCTTCTGTGGCTGCTATTGCAGCGTCAGTAGCACCGACGGTGTTGCGCAGTGAGTTAGCAAGCAGCGCCTGCGATTTTTGGTCTTCCATCGCAGCTTGCACAGCATCTTTGCCGATTTTGACAGCAAAAGCGCCGGCGGCAGCGGCGGCGAGTCCGAATGCTTTTAGAGCCTTGTTTGCGAACTTGCCAAAGCTCTTTTCCATTTTGGAAATGTCTTTGACTGCGGCTTTTGTACCTTTGTCCGAATACTGCGTGAGTATTCGAGCGACAATAGCGCCAACGGCCATCTCTAAGCTCGCTCTCTATTCAAGTGCTTTTGTAGCACTGCCTTAGCCTCTTCAAGGGCTTGGGCTACGTTTTTCTCTATCCGGGCGCGGTCTTTGTCAACAACACGCCACACAACGCGTGACGCTTTGCCGAATCTTGCACTCAAAGTACGCAAAAACTGCATTGACCCAGTGCGAGCAACCGTCGCTTTCGTCTTGCGGCCAGCAACTTCAAAAATGGCACCAGCAGCAGACTTGTTGAGCAAGGCGCCAGCAGAGGTGGTGTAGTTGCCTTTGCGAGCCCTGCCTTCTGCTTTGGTCTTTCGGATACCAGCTTGAATCACGCCAGTATTCCAACCGGGCCAACCAGCGCCGCCTCGGGTGCTAGCGCGGGGTCTAGCTGGGTCTTTGGTGCGCCACCCGCTCATTGGGCTGTTGCCCACTGCGGAAATGATGTCTTTAGCATCGCGTTCTGCGCCAGCAAGCTCTGTGTTTATCACCTTATTGAAACGTTTGACTGCGTCCTTGTCAAACATCTTTAGAGCGTCAAGAGTTTCCTTGATGCCTGTCAAGATGATGACTTCGGTTTGTTCAGCCATTTTGTTTTTTAGCTCGTTCCTTTAGATAGGCGATTATTGCTTCAAGTACCCCCTCAGGGGCATCAAGAAGCGCCACTGGAGATATGCCGGTTTCCACCGAGATAGCAGCGATGGTGTAAGTTAGGCTATCTCGGTGGATTCGAAAGAACTGTCACTGTCTAGCTCTGCCCTCTCGAGTGTATCCAAGAAATCGGGGCCCCAAGGCTTGACGATGACGCCGTTTGTTTGCAAGGCTTTCCAAGCTAGCCAAAACACGTGCTCGATTTTTTGCTCCTCAGCAAGCAACTTCGGCATTCCTTTGCCGAACTGCTGCTCAAAAGCAACGATGATGCGCGGGGTCAGCTTGTAAGTGACCTCGTCTGCGTTGACTTGCTTGACCTTTATTGCTAAGCCGTCCATGTTTCCCCCTTATTGAGTTAGGACTTTGAAACTGTGCCGGAGATCGGCCAAGTTACTGATGCTGTTGCCAATTCGCCAACAGCGCCGTTGAGTGGAGTCCATTCGGACACCAAAGCGCTGAACGTATAAGCAGGTGAGCTGCCAGCTACTGGGCGAACAGTCATTGAGACCGCTGTGCCTAGCGTTGGAAAGACCACCGCTTCGAGAGCGCCACCGGCATAATCTTGGTTCAATTCCAAAGTTATGCTGTTGTCTGCAAGACCAGCGACACGTGTGCGAGCTGTGTTGCCGAATGCAGTTGTCTCTACAACTTCGTAAGTCGTATTGAGAGTGATTGAGGTGACGTAGCTGGAGATGTCGGTTGTGCCGAAAGTGACGGCTACGTTTGTCAGAACTATGCGAGCCATTACTACACCGCCTTAGTGATTTCGCCGGAGATCGGCCAAGTGACAGACGCAGTGGCTAATTCGCCGACGGCGCCGTTGAGTGGTTGCCACTCCGAAACCAAAGCCGAAAATGTATAGCTCGGGTTTGTAGCGCTGGTGGTGCTGCCGTTTGGTTTTACGACGATGGTGGTCGTGGTGCCGACGAGTGATGAACCGCTGGTATTGATGGTTGCTTCAACGTTGGCAGCTGCATAGTCCTGCTGGAACTCGATAGTGACTGAGTTGTCGCCAAGACCTGCAACACGGGTGCGAGCTGTGCTGCCGAAAGCCGTCGTGTCAATAACGTCGTCGGTGGTGTTGATAGTGATGCTTGTAATGTGGTCGCTTAGGTTCACGCTGTTGATAGTGACATAAGCATTGGTAAGGACTAGGGCTGCCATTAGTCTTTGGCTCCTTCTTGTTCGACGGTCTTAGCTGCGGTATTGCCCGACAGGTGCCCAGCGGCCACTAAAGCCTCGATATTGAGTCCAGCGTCTTGCAATTCTTTTTTGGTGACTGCGTCACCCTTTTTCTTGCCTTTGAAATCAAAGGCGTCTGTTAGTATTGAGTAGTTCATTAGTCTCCTTGGCCCCAAACGGTTACTCGGTAGCGGTATGAAAGGTAGTCAACATCGCCCATTTGGTATGTGCCATGCTCTGCCGAGGTAACTCGTAGAGTATCGCAAGCACCACCGAGCGTGCGGTCAGACTCAATGGCTGCCTTGATAGACAGTGAGCCGGACCCAGCTAGGTACTGGTCGAGCTTGTCAAGTCCTGTGCGCTCCGAAAAGCGTTGGACAATGACAAAGACGTCAAGGTTGGCTTGGTCTAAGCCGCGGGCGTTATTCAGATCAAAAGTAAAATCAAGCTGACCGACTACAGCGCAAGGTGGCACGATGACATCTGGTACGATGTCGTAAATGCGCAAGCCGCGAACGTCGCTGAGGTTGTTTTTCAAACCTTCGCGTATGTCGCTTATAATCACTTCACGAGTCCTGTCAACTTGCGGAATGGACGAATCAACGCTTCAACGTCCGGGTCAAGTTTAGCACTCAGACGCACCGTACCCATTTCAGGCGTGCCGGCGATGCCAAAAGGAGACTGACGGCGAATGAATAAGCGGGAAGCTTGAATCTTGGTGGCCATGGCGATTTCGTGTGGCACTGAGGACCAGCCCCAAACGCCCTGCACTCGCACTGACTGTGGCAGATTGAATGGGAAAATGTAAGAACCAATGGCGATTAGCCGTGTGTAGGGCCAGCCGCGGCGTGGGTTGTTGATGGGCTCCACCATGTAGTCTGATGTGGTCCAAACCGTGTCGTAGGTTTGGTCAAAGTTGTCGTCTGTCGCGATTTGGTTCAGAGAGATGAAGTCGTCAACGTTGCAGTTGTACCAGTCTTGTGAGGTGTAATAGCGTGTTACTGGTGCGGCTTGCGTGCCGTCTTTGTAAAAGAAACGGTCGCAGTAGTCATCAACCATGCGGCTTGCCGTCATGATGGCGGCTTCTAGCGCGGTGTCGTCCTGAATGTCCTCAATGGCGAGGGCTGTCTTCAGGTCGGACAGGGTGCAATATGCGTTTGTCAGTGCCACGCTGTTTCCTTTTCTTAGGTTGCTTTTTTATTGCTCGCTCAAGCTGGGGCTCAGCGGTTGCGGTTTCTAGCCGTTCTCTGCTTGCCACTTGTCGTGGTGCCTTTCGTCGAGCCAATACTGTTTTTGGTG